TCCGGAGTATGTGAACCGATTATACGGATCACTGCTTAGGCACATTAATGTACCATTTAACTTCACATGCATCACTGATGACGCAACGGGACTCCGTAAAGAGATCAAGACGCTCGATTATAAAACGTTTGACCCTTTCCCGTACCCCAAAGATCGAATCTTCACCAGAGAGAAACTGGTACTCCTCAATCACTCTATGGCAGACCATAACATGTGGATTGACTTAGATGTATTAATACATGGAGATATCACAGAGTACGTTACTCGTGATCTAGAAAAGCCGACTTTCATTTTTAATCATTGGAATAGTATAGATGAAACTATGCGTAGGTTTGGTTGGGGTGCTGTATGCCATATTAATAGTTCGTTTGTATGTTGGACACAAGACCGAGGAAAGTGGTTGTATGACTATACCGTGAAAGAGATCGATAAGATTGCATTTACGTATAACTCATTAGATAAGTATTTGTTCTATAGGCATTGGACTAAGGATAATCTTGGATTATGGGAAGATGGCATTGTTTATAATTATAATTACAATAATCCAAAGAATGAAATGAAGAGCGACTATAAGATAGCGCTTTTTAATACATCACATATACAAATGACTGGTCGACCAAAAGATGCATTAGAACTTCATGAAGCAGAAGGATGGGCTAAAGAAATGTGGGAGTCTTACGATGAGAGTTGATAACCAGTTAGCATATGATTGGTTAATGGAATCAGAATGGGGCCACGTTTCGTATATCGCTCCTGGAGAGATCCCAGATGAGTTTCTGATGATAGATAAACTCGGCATAGAATATAACTGTTTTGATATGAACCCAATGTATAAAGGGAAATTCATTATATGCGACGTGATATTCGATTATCCAAAGGGAATATATAATAACATTCTAAACTTCAACTGTCACAAGATGTACCCTATTGGTAAACTATATCGTGGAGAATTTATCTTAATAGGGTCTGATGATCGGCATCCCGGAGATTGTAATCCAGTAGATTCTTGTGATCAATTAATAGAACAGAATTTGTTAACTACCGTATATAAACAAGAGAAGGTTTCTACAAATAGAAATAATTTTTATATCGTATTTGGGAATAATTTATGATAAACTTAGAATGGTATGCTGCGATTGGATACGGAGATATCTTATTACCCATTTCGTATGCACATAATATATCACACACATTTCGAGAGGAAGTTAACATTAATTTCCGATATAACGAAGGTATAGAGTACAAATATAACGAGAACTCCAAAGAGTTGCTATGGGAACAAGCAGAATATTTAAATTCTATTTGCGATAAATCTAATATCGCCGGAGTTGCAGTTTCACATAAATTTCATGATGTCAGTAGAATACGATGGATTGGGTATCATCAATCGTTATTACGTACAGCTAAATACCATAATCAATGGTATATGAATGAAATTAAATACGAAAAGGTTCGTAAGATAGTTGTTGGTTCAACGACTAATAATAAAATTCCTCTAGACAAATATCAGGGTGGGTCTAAGACATGGAAGTCTTCTCAAGACTGGAATATGTTAGAGAACGATTTAAAAACAATTTCAGATTCATACGAAATAGTTCACATAGACTACACTACTCCACTACCTGAAGCGATTGAACACCTTTCGGACGCAGCATTGTTTATTGGATATCATGGAGGAATGTCTTGGTTAGCTAGATTCTGCGCAACTCCTTCTATCGTCTTGGTTACACCAAACTCTCTCAGTAATGATATGTTCTCTAATGCGATGGTTAGGAGAAACATTTGTATAAGAGGAGTTGATCATATAGAGATGCTGATCCATGAATGCACTTCTATATTAGAGCGATATATTGGGGGGTTTAGAAATAGAGATCCTGCAAGGAGGTATTTTGAAGAAGCACTGACAAAGAAATTATATGTTAAATAAGGTATTCATTGGTTATGATGAGAGAGAAGATATCGCAGCACATGTATGTGAGTATTCTATTCGGTCCAGGACATCTTCTCCGTTAGATATTACGTTTCTAAAGAGTTCTGATATACCAGAATACAATCGAATAATAACAGAACCACAATCTACAGACTTTACATTCACTCGTTTCTGGGTTCCGTACTTATCGGGATATAAAGGAACATCAATTTTTGTAGACTGCGACTTTCTGTTTCTAGACGACATACAGAAACTCATTGACATCGCCGATAATCAAACTCCAGTGAGTGTATGTAAGTTAGATCCATATACACCAAAGAGTAACGTTAAGATGGATAATGTTCCTCAGCATCGATCATATCGAAAGAACTGGGCTAGTCTGATGGTGTTCCGTAACGATTTATGTACGATGTTAACTCCGGAGTACCTGAACAACGAAGTTCCTGGGATTAATCTACATCACTTTACGTGGACAGATTCTATTGGAGAATTACCATTATCATGGAACACTCTGGATGGATATAGTACCACGCAGAATCCAAGTGCAATACATTATACAGATGGTGGTCCATGGTTTCCTCAGTATCAGAATACATACTATTCGCAATTATGGATAGATGAGTTAGATAGGTATCGAAAAAGTGGTTAATTTTGTATGTCTTAAATGGGGAACCAAGTATGATGCGGAATACGTTAACCGCCTTTACACCATGCTCAAAAGAAACTGTCGAGAAGAATTCACTCTCTACTGTTGTACCGAAGATCGGTCAGGTATATCAGATGAAATAAAGATAGTACCACTACCTATTGAAAAATATGATTTACAAACGTATTGGTGGAAACTCTGGATACTGTCTAAAGAGTTTCCAGTAGATGGTAAGTGTATATTCTTTGACTTAGATACTGTTATTCAAAATGACATACAGGAGATGGTCGATTTTCAATGTGGAGAAGATATATATGTTCTATCTGCTCAATGGAGAATCAGATATAGATTGACGGTTAATCAGTATTATACATACACCAATTCCTCTATCATAATATGGGACACCAATACAGAATTAGGCATATTTCCACATTATATCAAGCACAATTACTATTATGAGATGAGGTATTATGGAAATGATGAATACCTAGAGTTAGAGCATCCTGATAAAATAAAAACCCTACCTATTCATTGGGCATATTCACGATTAGCCGGTTATGACGATAGTGATGACGAAAAACGAAATCAGTGTAGGACAGACCTATTCGTAAAAAAACAATTCAATATTTCATATAGAATGTGGAATATGCCTGATCGTATGATATGCTTATTTAATGCTATAGGCGAGCATCATACCGATATATCAATTTATAATGGATATGAACATTATTGGTCAGATTCAATATCCTGAATCATCTCATCCCACATCCACTGATCTCTGATAACATACGATATAGTGAGTCGGGGAGTGTCGACACTTTTAGCACAGTGCCAGACGATTTTATCTGGTTCTGTGAAAGAACCGAAGTATCCTACTTTAGCAGACCATCCCTCAGGATCAGGAACACGGATTAAATCCTTAGAGACAGGATCTTGATATTCAAAGTATCCCTTTCCGCCAGGAGGCGAATATGTCATGATTAAATTTTGACCAGCACAGTTAGCATTATGATGCCAACCAATATATCCATCTTCTGGATAATACATCATCAAAGCATTAAACTCGACTCCTAAAATACTAATGATATCATAATTCAGTTTATCTGCAATTTCTTTCCAACCTTCTGGCCGGTCTACACTTGATGCAGTATGTAAATCAAATCCAACTGATATTTCTGGATACCCATATTCTTCTATTTCTTGTGATTGTGCTTTAATAAGATATTCATACGAACATCCTATATCTGAAGAAACTTGTCTATTTCCAAAATATAATTTATCAATCAAGGATGAGTCGTGAGAGAACATCCATGAAGAGAATTCGTTAAGAGTTTCTAATAATCTATTATTTTTTAAGGATACGCTGCGCACGAACTTCTGATTTCTTTAATGTATAGTGATAAATAATAGGACCTTCGAGTGCTTCGGATTTATCATATATGCTAATAAAATTCCATCTAGCATCTTGTCCTGGGAAAACATCTATCTTTATAGATTTATATTTCTTAGAGGTATATAGTCTATAGAAGGTATATTGATCCCAAGGGCGCATAGCTTTTCGGTGTTGAGGCCAAGGCCAAGGATCAGCAGTCGTTTGATAACCATACTCTGTCCACCAATCCTGCATCATCTGAAGAGTCTTCTTTTTATTATTATATAGGAAAACTCCACAATGCCAAATCAATTCTTCTGTATCAGATATTTTAACATCAGCGGCTGCATACTCACGAATTTTAGTTAGCATGATATCGCTGTCACCTAACTGCTGGAAAATTTTTGTTATATCTTCGTGCTGTACTTCACAATCTGCATCGATGTATGCAGTAATATCATAGGTGGTTCTAGGTAATGCATATAATTTAGCACGAGGATGATCTGGCGCAGTAAGATCAACTACATCGAATATATCTCTGTGTCGTTCATCAAATAGTTCTGGCTGAGTACATAATGTAATTTTAGCGTCTGGGTAGAAATCTAGAATCGACTCGGCGAGATTAATCGCAGAATTATAATATACTTTTGATATACTCGCCGCTATTAAAAATCCATTACTCTTGATTTTCTGTGATTTCTGAGGAGTCGGTTCCTGAGGGGTCTTGTTCTGATGCATTATTCAATTCTTTCATTAATAATATTGTAGTATATGCTTGTACTTCTGGAATAGATTTTGATTTTCTAATCATTGCTTTCGCAGCACGATCTTTCGAATTCTTAACTGCTTCGATTTCAAATGCTTCTAACTTATATGAGAACAGAGCTTCTTGTTTTTGAAATTCCACGCTTCTTTTACTAGCATCTTCTTTTCGGATCCGATCTTCTTCTCGAGCCTTCTGCATACGCAAAACTTCTTCAGTTGTAGCCTGGTCGATAGAATCTATTCCGATAGTTTCCATGAGTGTATCCCAGTCCTCGCTGGTTGTGCCTTCTGCGGGCTTTGAAACTACTGCCGAAAATATCTGAGAAGATCCATTATCTAAGTTGACCACGATATCACAATTTACACAGTCCTTAGTTTCAATATTTTCCCATGTCGCATTTTTAAATTTACGTGAAATTGCTTGTGCCATTTTATTTTGTCCTTAACCATAAATATGCTGTCGATATATCTTTAACAGTCGAAACGACCGTCCAAGATGAAAAACTCCTATCTACCAAACGTTGAAACGTCCTATTAACTGCTCTCTCATAAGTTTCGTCCTCAAACCCCAGAAATGATATATTCATTCTAGACTTATCCTCTCGCACGACCCAACCAGAAAAGTATTCACCCTCTCTTGTACCATACGTTCTGCGATAGTTTCTAAGGTACTCTGATAGAAAGGAGAATACTCTATCTCCAGCATATCTTCCGACATAATTTCTCTGATATTCTCCAATGAAATTTCTATTATAGGCGCCAACGTATGATATATCCTCCAACGAAACTCTCGTATCTTTAATACTACTTCCCATCTTATACCAAGTTTGTCCTGTCGTTGCAGGATTCTTCTCTTGTAATCTATATTGACCACGGCCAGTATCTATAACATAGTCTGCATAAGAATCGAATAATCCCTGTAACTCGGTGTCACTCATTTCACGAAGATCCCCGTCAGTAGTGATAAGTCTTAGTGGACGATATTCAGTTGGTACTGTATCACCAGTTTTCCTCCATATCTTAATCTCAGAAGATCCTGCTTGATTAGTATTACTCAAAGTGTGTACGCTAATCCATGTTTCTCCAGGTAATGCTGGACTATCCACTTGCATTACATAACTTCCCAGACCCCTGGATGCTAATTCTAGCACCACACGATCAAAGAATTCTGTTCTGATCGAAGCATTTGTCATCGGACGAATTCCAGTAGTGGTGTTTCCATCATCATCGATAACAATTGTAGAGTATTCGACTGGCCGAGTTGGGGCAGTTGTTCCCGCATCAAGTTTCTGCGTTACGTCATAAACTTGTTGTTGTATAGTGGTATTCGCATCATGCGTTCCTATCGTATCTGAATAATAAGTATCAATATACGTTCCTATAGAAGTCTCATCATCATTAATACCAATCGTGAGATTTCCGCCAGATTGGTTCTTATCAGCAATAGCTTTACATATTTGATAAACAGGATATTCTAGACGAACGTCGTTCATCTCCTGTAATCCAGCAAAATTATTAGATACGTCGTATAGTATCGATAGTGGTCTAGACATATTATACCTATATTATGATGTAGGAGGGAATAATTGTGTTCCCGATGAATTATATATTTTAGGCATCAATGCACGTACAGCTGCTTTGAACGTTGCATCAGTTCCATCGATTGAAGTACTTATACTGACATCGCCTAAGTTATTTACAGTACCAGATCCGGAAACAATTCCCGTAAGTTCGATATCAAAATCGTTGACGTTAGCAGTTATTAACCCGTCATTATTGACAGCTATAGCTATACCGAGTTGCAAATCCTCGTTACTTGATCCCTTTGCTATCAACATATTACTGATCCTTGTAGATACAGCAGTCCCGAAATCGGTTATTGATGTTGATGTATGTACGTGGTCGCCACCAGATACCGTTACTGTCGCCGTTACATCTTCAGATCCATCGAAAGTAACATCTCCACTCAATCCACCAGAAAAAGTTATTTTCCTTGCGTTGGACCATTTTAAAGATTCGTTTGAAGTTGTAGAATTTCCTTGGAGATCACCGATAACTACTCTTGGAGCTTTGCCCTTAATTACTATTGGAGCATTATTAACCGGCGCATTTGTAAATGTTAGATATCTACCACTTACTTCATATCCGGTAGTAAGTGTCCCAGCAACTTTTACAGAAAGAATTTTATCTTTATTATTTAAATAATATGAAAGTAAATATGTTTTAGTTGCGCCGTTACCAGTATATGATTCAGTGAATCCCGGAGTTGTACTATCTCCCCAATAATCCATCGTCAAGTTGCCTGACATAGTATCGCCAGTGACATTCACGAATCTGTTATCTGCTTCTGTTTCGGTGTAATATCTTCCATCAAGGTCCGCCGAAGTGATAGCAGTAATGTGTCCATATCCGTCAAGTGTGATATCTTGAATGACACTACCATTACTATTATCTACAGATGCTTGAGTAGATGTATCAGCATGAGCGATAGTCCACTTCGCCTTTTCGGTTGCGTCTTGCGCAACAACAATGCCAGTTGCAGTTACTCCAGTTGGTTTAGCAGCTTCTAACTTACCTGCAATGTAATATGAATTACTTCCATTGTTGATGGACCAATCATCTTCAGTCTCATCCCAAACTAGTTCCGGTTGATCCAGTAACGGATATCCTGTTGTGTTAGAATACCCACGATTAACTTTGATTCCTACGTTTTCTGAAGGAGCAGTATAGGCGCCAGTTCCGAGATTAAGAACGTCTGGATATCCAACGAAGTCGCTATTCAATAACAAGATGTTATCAGCGAGGTTTACTTCGGTGGAGTTAACTGTAGTAGTTGTTCCGGTGACAACGAGGTTACCCTTGACTTCTACGTTATTGTCAAATGTGACATCACCTTTAAATAAAGATGTATCTGTAGAAGCATCTCCAACAGTAATACCATCATTGAATATGGGTTTGTCAGAGAATGTCTTAACACCAGCGATAGATTGTGCGCCGGCGGTTCTTACAACGGAAGAATCTACTTTCAATAGTGTGATATCGTTAGATTCGCCGCCGGTTCCCGGAGTTGAAGTGAAACTAATACCAGGCGTAGTCGGATCAAGCTGTAACGTTTTTACATAAGCACCAGTAGTATCTGTACCGAGTTCAACTTTATTAGCTTCTACAGTAGTTGCGATTGAAACGCTGCCTAGATTAGTGACTGTTCCGGTTCCGGTTACATCACCAGTCAGTGTGATGGTAAAGTCATCGACGTTAAAATCTAACGTATTATCAGAAGTTTGATAAGTTACAGCAATTCCACTTTGAGTTCCGCCAGAGATAACATCAGCAAAGTTTGTATTATCTAAGATGTATGGAGTAATTGCGGTTTCAACGCCAGTGGTCGGATTGACGACAATTCTCTTAAGATGCCATTGATTATCCGTAGAATCCCAATAAACCCTGACATCAGAACGAATGACGTCGTCACTATCATCTCCAGGAAGTTTATAATCAGTTCCTCTATTGATGATAAAACCGCCACTAGGTGCAACAGCAGAACTGACATCACCGAGGCCAATGAACGTTGTATTGATGTTTAGTTTAGCGTTGCTGCCGCCGCCTACTGTCAATGTTCCTTCAGAGATATCTAGAGTTCCGTCAATTGTAAATGTCTTACCAGAAGGTAATTTTAAATTTGAAAGAATTTCTTGTGTAGAATTATTAGTGCCGCCGACCGTAGTATGTTCTAGATCTAATTTTACTGTATTACTATATCTACTATCTTCACGACTTACAATTTCATTAATAGAACCTACGAAAGTACCCTTTTCGGTAGTCGTTAATGTAGACAGTACACCATGTTCGCTATTCAGTTCATTGATAGCTGCGACGATGGTAGACTTTGCAGATGTATCTAGACTTGTAAGGACACCAATCTCGGAATCCAGTTCGTTGATAGCGCTAACGAGAGTAGATTTATCAGTAGTTGTTAGAGAACTGATAACCCCAATCTCAGCATCGTGTTCATTGATTGCACCAACAAGTGTAGGCGCAGTGGTAGTTAGCGCTCCAATAATTCCAACTTCAGTTTCTACTTTGGTAAGAACTTCTATAACAGCACCAACAACCGTATCTGATGTGAGTGTCGGATTACCACCAAGAAGGGAATGATCACCAAGCTGTTGAGCAGTTGTGTTTGTATTGAGACGCCATGAATCAAATGTCTCTAGTTTGGATGTGTTTACAATAGCCATGTTATTCTACTTTTCCTAGAAGTTGTTTTACCAGATCAGATAATTCGGCGACCTGACTTTTCAGTTGTTGAATTTCATCAACTTTGTTTACATTATTTCTTCTCGCCTGAACTGCCTTCATATAATCTTTCTTATTGGTATTTAGTATGGCTTTCGAGTGCGGGTCTCGACCAAGATATTTGTTATCCTCTACTGGGATTAACTCTAAATTGATCGATGACGAATTAGTCGCACTCTTTTTTCGTGTAGCCATATTATACCTCAATTATCCATAAATTGCAATTGCTCGCAGATTCTTACATGTAGGAATCACAGAACTATTAGTAGATTTAAATACGATCTTAAATGCCATATTACTAAATTCTACATTACTTAAATCTTCTGGAGTGATGTTATACTCAACTTCAGAATAAACTGTTACATTTTCACTATACCCCATAGGATCATCTGGTTCACTCAATACCCACTCCTGAATTTCGAAATCTGAATCATCCGAAGATTGAACCTTATAATATAATTCAATGTCAGTATTAGTTGGTCGATTTACATCAAGGATAACCTTAATCTGGTTGGCATCTTCTAATAGTGACACTCTACGAGTGATATATTTAGATTGAGCAGATCCACCAGCCCCAACGGTTTCTGGAACGAAATCATCAACGTAGTTTCTATTATCTTCTTCATACTGAGAAGGATGGTCGATTAAGTTAGAAATAGTCAATAGAGATACTCGGTCTAGATCAATAACTGGAGATAAGTTACTCACGTTGGTTTCCATAATACCTCTAAACGTTGCGCCAGGAACTCCTCCAGTAGCATTTTCAGTCGATGGTACACAATAAGGTTTATTGAAGTATGTATTCTGATTAGGAATCACTGGGAAGTATGATGACACTACATATGGATTCTCACTTCCTGCGAACGACTGAGCAGAACTCAACTTACCATACCAGTCGATATTGGTATTAGGAATAACCAATTCTTGAACAGATAGTTGAGCGACGTCTGCCAACTTATTAGAAGTCGCTCTAACTACTGATCCGCCAGCACGGCCAGTAGCGGTAGCCGTACCAGTTACCGTAAATTCATAATACGATTTTTCGATTCTAGTGATCTGATGTGTTTTGTTGAGGTTAGTGATCTCAATACCATTCATTGTAGTAGAAGCATTAGCGACAACTCCAGATACAGTTACATAAGAATCTTCGAACAATCCATGATTTTTATGATATACACGAACTGTAGAAGAATCCTCAGTAGTGAAGATAGGGTCTACTGATAAATTAGTTGCTTGTATATCAACGTTATTGAATATCGCTTCGCCGTAATTAGAGAACTCTGCACGATTCAATCTGAATTTAAGATCCTTCTCTTGTTCAGGTGTCCATGTAGATGCGTTCTGCGATTTGAAGAATACTCCGGTATAAGGTTGTTTAGAAATCCTGTATGTAGGATTAGTTAGATCGAATCCACCCATCTCTGATACATAACACTTAGGTTTATCAGACATAGACGAGATCACGATAGCATATTCAACACCTTGCTGCAAGTGAACTGGCGCTTGAAACTCAAAGTTTGTTGCGACTGATGCGTCATCAGATATGTCTGTAGCAGTCAATGTCTTATTCACTTTTGAGAACGGGATGATGTTCATGGTAGGAATACCTGCGGTAGTCGTAACCAAGTGAACTGTCACTGAAATGTTTTCGTCGAATGTAGCGAAATATAGATCAATTGAAGTTGCAAAGATACCGCCTGGCTCGTCAACCATAATAGTTTGAGCGAGAGGGTCATACCATCCCGTAATTCTAGTTTGAGCAGCTACAACACCTCTTTCGAAGGTAGTTCTATTTTCAGTAACACTAGTTCTATCGATACGTGGTACTCGTGTTGACAATACGACGTTCTCTTTAGATTCTAAGAGTCCAGATGCCTCATAGATAGCTTCAGATGAAGTTGTAGTATCATTAGTGACGTTAGTCAAGCTGTCCGTCAAACGGAATATTCTCTGTCCGGTTCTAAACTGCATAACACTGTTATTGGGAACGATGAAGAATCCCGTAAGTGTTCCAGAGTCATCTGTAACTAACTCATCTCTAGTCTGAATATCCGATGGCCATTCAGTTTCGCCATTGAAAGTATATCCAGAGTGGTATGAAGGATTCGCTTCGACGATAGAACTGAACTCAAAGAATTCATCGGTCTTAGTAGTATATGCGGTAATATCCTTATTATCAAAGAATGCATATACTCTAGTATTCGGTTTCATACGTTCAGCTTTAAAGGATACGATCCTTGAGCGAATGAATGGTACAAAGTTAACCTCGACAACTCTATTGCCAAGATCAGTAGTGACCGTATCGGGAACAACCTCCGTACGAAGACCATCTCTAATAGAATTCGTTTGAGTTATGCCTATAGTTGTTGTAGTAGTAAGTACTGCACGACCCATAACAGACATAGACGCTGCAGAATTAAATGAAGGGTCTCTCCATGTAGAAGATGACGTTGATGTAGATCCCGGAACAACTCCTGACCAATTGGTTTGCCATTCATTCCAGACAGTGCCAGTAACGCCAGCAGCATCAGCGAGTTGAGAGAAAGAGTCGTATACACCTTCTTGATCGATAATAACTTGTGGACGAGTTTCGGTATCTTTCCAGTTATCAGATTCCGGAGACAACTTCAAATCGCCTGTCCAACTAAAGATGTTGTATGGGTTAACATATTCCGCATATGATGCATATGGTTGCTCGATGTACGATTGAGTCGTGTAGTCCAATGTCAACAATGGACCAGTCTTACGCAACCCACTACTACTCAAATCATTCCACCGCAAACGAACTTCGTCTTCTTTAAATTGTGGGCGAACAATTCCTCTAGATTTGTCCATAGATACAGAATAATCTGGATGAGCAGGGTTCCCTACATTGTGTCCATAGAAGTTATCTACCAAGAAACCATTTTTAAAATGGTCTGCTGGCAACTGGTAGTTTGCAGCTTCCTTTTCCAATAATGACAGTGTGGTATAGTATTCTAGAGTTTTAATACGTCGTTCTAGTTTACCGATATCACGCATCGTATATCGTTTATTGTCAATTAATTTTGCATTAACGCTATCTGGACCGAATGTGAATGCTGCAATAAACAATTCGTAAAGTACCATCGCATCTTGTGGATCACGTGGTAATTCCGGAACTAGTGAAGGTACACCTTGAACAGAAGAAAAATTACCATACTTATCGACATAGATCTTGTCTAGACGATTTAGGTAGTATGTGATATCAGTCTTAATGATAGATCCAGCTTTAGGCACGTCCACTACAGAAGCAGAAGTTCCAGTGAAGTTATTTCCAGTGATATCTTTCGTTGGTCTGAAGTCAATAGCATCACGCAATTGGATCAGTCCTTTTGAAGAATTGAATGATGGAATTTCTTCATAATCAGTACCAGAATACGAATCTACCGAGAAATAATCTCCGGAACTATGCTGATAATAGTCTACACGTATATTCAAGTTTCCGATAGGAGGTAATGCACCATATTTCAATCGAATTGAAGCAATTCCATAGAAGTTATCTCGTTGGCCATTGTCTAATTCATATCTATCTGTCACATCCAAGAAATCGCCGCCACCGATAGAAACTCCAATGTCTTTAATAGATACTAACCGAACCACATCAGTTAGTCCTAATGAATCGGAAGTACCTGGAGTTAATTCTGGAGTAGTTATAGATAATGCATGATTGCTAATCAAGGTTTTTGTCTTACGAACCAAATTCTTTTCGATCGGATAAATAATATTGACAGTACCATTAACTATACTCCCAGATCCCGTAGAAGCGAAACTGACCGTAGCAGTAGACACTCCAGTAGCAACGTTAAATCCCAAAGAAACCCCAGTGACATTTAAGATTTCCCCACTAGTTGTATCAGTTGCGATCCAGTCTGTGGCATTAAATGATTGAATAACACCATCTGAAACAGCGATAGTTGATGTAGAGTTGGTTACTGAGGTGTTGTAAGAAGTTCTTTTAGAAATATAATATGTGTCGTTAATATCACCTGTAGTTAAAGTCTTGATGGTATTAAACGGCAATTTATATATCAACGAGTTGTTAGCGGTATCATATAACTTAGCGCCATAAGTAGAATTAATTGTCGCTAAAAATTGAGCGCCAGACCCCGTTTGTTGAATATCGGTGACTTCACCAAACGACCGTTGAGAAATCATAACTACATCGAATAGATATAGTTTGTATGTATTAGTTCCAAATGCATAATCGATCGATCTCGCTCTAGCTGTACCGATTACGGTCGGTACACCGAGTTCCACAACGATTAGGTTCAGGGTATTAAAAGTATCTACGTCTGGCAGAGATTGAGTTACGTCAACATAGACATAGTTACCAAGATTGGCGACGGTAGATGCTCCGTTGAAGAATGCTTCGTGATCAGAATCTCTGGATTTTAGAACCGGAATATATTTAATATCTTCTAATTCAATTCGATATCCATGAACATATGCGACAGATTTTTCTAGTCCAACAGCTAGTCTGGATTCTCCATAAGCAATTACTTGAGCATCCGTCAGTGCGTTGAGATTAAATAATGAACGAAGTTGAGAAATACTATAGAGACCATTATTACTGCCGTCATTATACATTTCACGAACGTGTAGTTGAAATGGATTCAGTGCATAATTACCAGACTCTTCATAGGTGCGTTGAGCTAAGTTGTTCGCAAGTTCCGAATATTTAGTGACAGCCCTTTGTTTAACAATTCCATCTTCAATTAACATCAACTGAATAATGTTCTCACTACGTTCAGCTTCAAAGCTAAACGGTTGTGTGATCAAATCTAATTGAATTTGGTAACGATGTGCGCCAGGTGCTGCTGTATTAGGAGTACCTAATGCATTATCGCCAAGAGTAATATCTTCACTAATAGTTACAATCGATTCAGTAATCTCATATGCGACACGAACACTAGCATCAGTTGTATATCTGGATATAATTAAAGATTCTGGAGCAGAATATACGAAATTACCATTGACAAAGAACACACCCTCGTCGATACTGAACCGGATACCGTATCCAATAGAATCTTCCACAGCAGCACGAATCTTAGCTTTGCGCTGAGTAGTAGCATCAGACCAAATTTCTTCTGGAGCTTCGAATGTCTTAGTTATACCATCTGCACCAGAGTTGATATACTTTACATATAATGTTATTGGACCGTCTGTTGTAGATGGAACTACGTCAATAACTTTAGCACTTACTCCAGTTTCTTGACCTGTAATAGTAGTTCCAACGAACTCGTCATAGTAATTATCTGTAATTAGTGTAGTAGATCCGCCATCAGGAATAAATGAGGACTCAACCTTAACATAATCTAGTTTGTTATCTAGCGTCATATTTCCGCCAAGGACAGGAGTGCCTTCTTGGAACATATGCCTACCGTGACGATCAATCTGCGCTTGAAGCGCAGTCTGCATCTGAGTTAATTCGCGGGCTTGAACAGCGTGCCCAGGACGATATAAAACACGAACGTAGTTTTTAGTTTCGTCGAAATCATCCCAATACGGCTGATTGTTATAATACTTTAATGGCATTCTGTTCTCTCTTTATCTTAAAATTCGATAATAATTTTGACATCTTCAATCTGCGATATAGATCTATTAATAGGGTCACGACTTTCAACGAAAATAATTTGACCACTATTCGGAGTATACTCCGAATCTCCGATAGCACCACTAGCGACTAGTGTACCACTTCCACCAACCCCAGTCGATCCTGAGATCGCTTCTCCATCTACGAATGATTTAAATCCAGTTTTACTGTTCTGATGAAATTTGACGAGGAGCGTATCAGTATCTATATCATCTATATATGCAACAGCGTCGGAAGTGGATCCTGTGATATAATCTCCGACCACCAAGTTTTCTGCCGACTGCAATTGCATTGTCCGCAGCGCACTGAACGTAGTTGCAGTATTGATATCAGTACCATTTGCAGCTAGTGGGTTTTTAATCAACCCAACTTGACGGAAGTTGTTGCCGACAATGAAGTCTGAATCGCCATCGTCATACTCGAAACGTGTAGTGACCGCAACATAGAAAGCGCCTAGTTCAGTAACTGGATCTGCACCGTGAGCAACTCCTGGAGACATAATTGGATATCCTGTAGCACCTTCTCCACCTCCTCCAGTGATTGTCAACTCACCGAGAGTGTATCCTGTTCCATTATTGGTGATATTAATTGCAGTAACCACTCCACCGATAACAGTTGCAGTTGCAGTAGCACCAGTGCCATCTCCAACAATTTCCACCGTAGGGGCGCTAGTGTAACCTGATCCACCAGAAGTTAAAATTGCATTATAAATTTTACCATTCAAACTGGCAGCGGAATCCACTTGATTATCATATGCAGTTTTATCAGTCGCTGGAAGATCATCATATCCACCCGCTGGTAGAACTACCGTCTTGATAGGCATATAGAAGTTAGTTAGAAAAGCTATACCTTCATTGATAGTTGGTACATGCATGAATTTCCAAATATAACCATCACCAAGTGAGATTGGATTAAAATCTTGTCCAGTAGGTTTGACCAATGATGCGCCTGGGCCAGCCTTCAAACACTTGTAGATTTGATTTTCATCTGTGATTACATAAAACTGTTTAGTGTAGATGTCATCATCACGATCATTCCATCCGGTATATGAATTACCTGATGTCCAGTTATATCTGGGAACGACATGAGAAATTCCACTTGCGACCGTTTTCTTTGCAGCCATCATATTAACATATGTCTCAGCAATTTCTTTCTGAGTATCAAGCGGAGTTGGTGCTTCTGAATCGGTTAGGTCGGTAACTGAATCTGACCATGGATCAGATTTTCCAATGAAAACGTAGACGGAGTTATCTGTATCGACGATATCTCGTTTGAAGTTTTCCGCATTTACTATACGAAATCGGTGTGTTACAATTGCTGTCATTTAAATTTACCTCTTACATCGATGATGTTGTGATAGAAACTGCTACGTTAACTCTATCTATTGTTTTATTTATACCCTCTTGGATAGTGAAATTCTTAAACGAATATAATGTAGTTTCATCATAAAATTTTAACAAGTCTGAGAACATCTGACTACGTTTTGCGTAGAACCATTCTACTAAAGTAAGTACCAGTAATATATCGTAAGAAGCACGAGCAAAACTGACTCTGTTGCTCAGTGCGTACATCTGAACCAACAATGGGAAATCTTCGTCTGAGACTAGACCTGGCTGAAAACCAGGCATTTTTGATTGTTGATCTAATGCCAACAAAAGCAAGAAGATCTCGCCGAAGAAAATAAATCCACTTGGATGAACAAGTTTATTATATACATCACGCCACTTCTCAACGTTGTTACCAGTGCGAATGACATATGAGAACTTTTGATAAAAGAACGAGTCTTGCAATTTCTTTCTATCAGACAAGAATCCGTCATCGGTTAGATATGCCTGCGACTCCTCGCTCCATACACCCGCAGAAGGAATTAACATTTCATTCTTAGGGTAGTAAATCTCTACGTTATCTTGGAGAAGAATCTTAAAAAATGTTTCAATAGATTCCGTTGATCCACGAATATTATAATATTCAACTAGGTTCTTATATAACTTCGTTCTATCTGTCTGAATGTCACGTGGGATGTTAGAAGCGATTTCTTTTTGAATTTGATATAGATAATGTTCAGACTGATCTATATCTCTCTCTTCTAGAATATTATTAAGTTCATATGAAGGTTGAAACCCCTTGTTCATGAACTTATAGTAATCTTCCAACATCTCTATAAGTTTAGAAGAATTCTCACGTAACCCTTCGGGAAGAAGTGATTCTACTCTAATAGATTCTTTGGTCTTCCGTTTAGTACTAGCGGTAGCTTCAATTGATGCCATAATTAGTGCCTAGAAGTAGTCTTATAGTTAACAGTACCAGCAGAACCAGATACTGCGATAGTATCGATTTCTCCATTAACAGTAACTTGCGTCATATCAACGGATAGTAGTTGATTGCGCTTTGGCGCCAAATCGTTCGAGTTAGGAATGAATGTCAATTGAATAGGGTCTGTGGTGTCTGGTCGGAAATTGTTAATAACTACTCGACCTTCAGTTGTATATATTCTTCCAGCATCTAATGAAACTGTTGTTCTAATACTATCCACGATCTTGTACATGTATATCCTACGATCAGTCGATCCGGTAATCTTAGTATCTGCGAAATAGTGTACGATACCATTTATCAAAAATGATGTCGATTCCATAACAGATTCATCTGAAGAAGTTGTGTAGATTGGAGAGGCGAATTCCAAGTCATAATTATTATTCATCGTATTAGATGGAGTGATGATCTTAAACATATACACTCTCATATATGAGTTAAGTATAGCAGGATCCGAAGCGTCGATGTTTCTTAGTAATTTTGAGAATCGGAATACGCCATCAAATTGTTTGAGTTCAGTATCGTTATAATCTGATACAACACTAGAAACAAGAGACTGTAGTTCAGCCTTCTTCCGGTCGGTTAGGTTAGGATTATACTTAAAGAATGTTTCCAACTTGATGTAGGTATATTCAGGGTCTACCATAAATGGAGTAATTGATACGACGTTCTTTTGCTTCAGAATATTCTCTACGATGAATGACTTCTCTGCAGTAGTCAAAGTCTCAGCACTCTTAGGTTTAATTGCAATGAACACTTTACCATAGTCTGGCGGATTTGCATCTTCACCACCCCATACGGAGATAGCATCAATATCACCATATTCTTTAACGATAATGGCACGATAATCATCGGCAGTCACCGCTCGGTTCTGTGTGATATAACTCAATGGAGAATTGAATCGAATAGATTCTATATTCTCACGAACAGATCCGCCGGCCGAAGCACTAACAGTCACGACGGTAATATCAGAATTACCTTCTATCTCTGACACAATATCAAATGTGCGAGCGCCATTGGCGTCCTCAGCAGAGGTATATACATATTCCAACTCTACAATATTATCAGATCTTGGTTTAGCTCCAATGATTCCGTCGCCGAAATATATTTCATATTTTGCAGCACTATTCTCTTGATAGAAATATACTTTAGTGTCACCACCAACACTAGTTAGCGTAGTGAATGGGGTGTATATGTCATACTGTGTAGAATTGTCGTTAGCTTTAATACGAACTCGCATTGTACTCAGGTCGATGTCTTCATCAGGAATCTCAAACTTCTGATTCGGTATGTATTCGTCGATGCGATAGGTCATCGTTTTTAGAGTTCCTTGTTTAACAGGAACATTCTCAAAGAAGAATCTATTGTTAGCAGAGTCATATAATACGGTTATGGATTCTACAACAACAAATCCATATTCTTCACCGTCGATTACAGAAATTAACTTAGTGCCTCGTGGAAGAGTTATACTAGGTGGGATTGGCGTTCCAATTGGGTTATTTACCGTGATGTTAACGTATGCGGTCGCAGCGGATGCTGAGCGAGGAGTATATCCCAATAATTTAGCATGAGATACTACATTACCACGGATTTGAGCTGAATCTAGAAATGCTTCATTCAATGCGAAGTGCGCTGCCATTGCATTGTAGTGAGTGTTGTATGCCAAGATGTCCAGTAGGATAGACATACCAGACCCCTCAAAGTCGTAGTCGTTATATTTACCTTGAGCTCTAAGATAGTTCTTGATATTATCTTTGATTTGATCAAAGTCTAATTCTGTGACGTTTAAGTTAACTGCCATTATCGGATTCTCTCTAAATATAATTGTACTTCTGATTCAGTATCAACAGTAACAATGTTAAACGTTATCGTTACATAGTAAGCATTATTATCAGAATCATCTTGAACTTCTACCTTGATGTCGCTTACTCTAGGTTCATATTTGGAAACAACGTTCCTGATGTACGACTTAAGCATAAACATAGTATCAGGAGTAGCATTTTCAAATAACAAGTTGTTTACCCCAGAACTCAATTCTGGTTGAAATGGTCTTTCATATTTCCCAGTCATAACCAAATTCTTCACAGCATTTTTAACCGCTGCAATATCCGTAAGAGGAATAATATCCTTCTTGTTTGGATGTGGCGTCAACGATAGGTCTAGATCAGAATATTGCTTACCTCTTGAAACAAGTGCTGTTCTCTGCCCCGATACGTTGTAGTCTGATAGGTTTTCTGTACTCATGTTATTATTTATATCTTATATCGTGGCTACTACCCTGCTGGGGCAATGAATATTATACACTATTTTTATGCTTTTGACAAGCACTAATTAACGAATACGTTAGACGAACCACTTGTGATGACATTAGAATCGTCTCCTTCGTAGTCGTCACCAAGTCTACCCATCCCCATCCCATTCACAAATACATTAGGCGAATACGTTGACAGTCCAGGCGATTCGTCAACACAACCAGTCATCAGGTGAGATGCCACTGCGTCACCTTGTCGCACAGAACCAAAGTTGTTCACAAAAACATTAGGTGAACAAGCATCGGTTTTCGTTGTTGAAGGAAATGCGCAATCAACTCCAGATCCAGTATCTGAATCTACCGTATCCTTTCCACTACCCCTTGCTGCTTCTGGCATAATTATACACTACCATTTTGTAACAAGTCATACTCTTCTTTCGCTTTAATATATGCGTCATTCAATACATACCACTTATTAGATCCAGGAGTTTCTTGATCAACTGCTATTCTAGCATCTAACATTCTTCCGTATGCATCACCAATAGCCTGCTTGTCCGTCGATGGAGCGACCACTGGAGTAGCAGTAGTAGCTGTTGTAGTAGTAGTCGTCGTCGTTGCAACAGGAGCACTTACCGCCGTTTCCTTGGTAGATGTGGTAGTATCCACCGGAGGTAATCCGAGTCTCTCACGAATTACAGGATCATCTCCGGTATATGGAGCGGCATTAGGATCTTGTAAACTGACGACTCCTTTATTGATTTTAGCACCTAGATCTTTAAGATTACTCAAGTTGGTGTCTTTGCCAAGCGATTCTAAACCACCCATGAATGGTGATGACTGGAATATATTGGATGTATTGAGTTCTTTTAGAAGATCGTCCATACCACTACCAAATTTCTTTTTAATTGCTGGTGGAATCTTGTCGTTCTTTTCTAGTTCTACCTTCGCTTCAGCGATCTTATCTGGAAGTTCCTCTTTCGCCTTCTCAGTAGCAGTTTCAACAGTTTCAATTCGAACTGGAGTAGGTGATACCGCTTTGGTGTCATAAATGACTGGTGCAGTTTCTTCTGCTGGTCTAGGAACTTCTCCAGAAATTTGAGAAGGATTGTTAGGTTCGAACCCTTCCAACTCTTCCATAGCTGCTAAACAGTCACGGAGTTCTCTGGCGAAACGTTTCTTGACTCCAGCTTTAACTGCCGGAGTACTTCTCTTAAACCATTTATCGACGTTACTGCGTTCTTCATATAGCGTTTTTATCAATGGTGCCTCTGGCCAGTCTTGTTTACCCTTCAATACGTTTATCAAAGAAGTGGATGGCCCATGTTGAACTGCAATAGACCATACTGCGTTTTGAATTCCTACGGTATATTTACCCGAATTAATATCAATTCCAGTTCTACTCTTTATAACCTTAGCGCAGATATCATAATGAGTAGCTTGAATAAATGCATGTTGAGCATTTTTAAAATCCGGATCATACTCGGCTAACTGTACCCAAGTCTGAGCGAATTTATTGGTTTGCATTTCTGCTTTAGAATTGGTGTTCGGATCACCGGCAGCTGTCAATTTAGTGTATATATTATTATATCCACGCAGTTTACAGAACTTCAAGAAGTTCTTCATCGTTCCTGTTTTAGTTGCGATCTGATACGCTCCGTAAGACGCACCTCCAGTAGTATCCCATCCCAATGCTCCGGGTTTACCATTAGATTCATACTTCTCACTCACATAACCCAACTCTTTTCTACATTGATACGGTGACGGAGGAATTTCATCCTGAGAAAGTTTTGTCGCAAATTCTGTTGCAGCACCAACGTATTCGCCTCCAGGCGCTGCACCAGCAGTTCCGCCTCCTCCAGGAGATGCAAACACAGGATCTCCATAGACGAATGTAGTTAAATCTAATTCTTCTATAGTTTCTGGTTCGTAATTTAAATCGATTCTTCCATCTGGAGATGAGTTGATCTTGACATTATATCCAGTGATACTAATGTCACCAACCGCTTCAATTGCAAGGTCTTTTCCCGCAGTTAATTTAATATTCTTATCGCAAGATATATCGGTATCTCCTGCGACTGATGCATAGAGATTTCCACCAACTACGACGTTCACATCTTTCTCTACAAATAAATTCCATCCAACTGCAGATTCCCATTTACTCGCAAGACTTCGAATGCGAATATCTCCGTTTCTATGTAACTCTATAAATGATCCGCTCTTATGTTCGATGTTGATGCGTTCCATTCCAATGGTGTCATCAAACTCAAGAATGTGTCCAGACTCGGATTCATATGCATGATTGCGTGGATACTCTGCGGAGAAGACATCATCGGGTTCTTTAATTGATGCCATCCCACCTTCTGCTTGAATACTTCTTCTAGGAGTAGTGTTGATTGAACGTGCTCTTTTATTTACATCTGGTTCTCCAGTGTATCTTGGATATGTACCGTTCGGATCATTAAAACCTTTAGTTGCATTAGCTGGAGCGATTGGAGTACCTTGAACAGATCCCATCACAATAGGATCTTGTGCTGATGAACCATCTCTGAAGAATCCAACTACCCACGATCCTTCAACTAAACCATGATGAGATGCTCCCACTCCGGATACACCTGATGCAGTTGATGGCATCATTACTGTAGCCCATGGAAGATCCGTAGTTTTAATTAATCCACGTGATTCTGTATGAAATCCAAAGCAGCGTACACGTACCCGCCCCATCTTTTCCGGATCTTCTCTATCTTCAACGACTCCCATGAACCAAGTGAAGTTTCCACCGATGTATTGATCTGCTGTAAATGCTGACATAATATTATTCCGCCGAATCTAGTGTGTAATAACTGTAATCTTTTTTGATCGTCAAAGCACAATGATACTCTGATCCGAATGTATGTTTAACTGCTGCAATTAGATAGTCACCAGAAATCATCATGTCATGCTTAGCCGACTTCTTAGCATCTTTATCTCTAATCTTTTTAAGCACCTGAGGATCAATTGATTTAGGTGCTTCAATTGTAATTTTCTTTCCGGCATTTATTTCTAAGTTCCCATGAATAACTATACTTTGTTTAATACTGTCCAAGTTCTCCAGCATTGATTGATGCTGACCGATAGAATATATCGCAGGGTCATGATAATTTTTATAATCAGAATATGCCATAGAATTCTGATTCATGTAGATATATAGAGAATCGTGATGATGGTTTAATGTTTCATCTTTCAGTTTAAATTCAGATGAAATGAGTTCCTTCGATTTTCTATCTCCCATTGTGGGGGTTTGCGGAAATCTAGATCTATAGTCAAACTTCACATCATATAACTTCTTCTTTGCTATATCAACAACTCTTGTGGTTGAAGCATATGCTCCTCTAGCGGACATTAGATATTTTGAAGAGTTAAGATCACTGGACATGGAGATTATCTTATACTTCGCTTCTTCATAACCTTCCGGAGTTCCAGGATTGGTCTCTTGTAAGAAATTAAATTTATAGGTTCCAATAGAACTCTGTTCAGCTAAAGATTTGTATGATTTGATATTAAATCCATTCAGTGATTCGAAGGCATATATCGGAGAACCAGTGTCAGAATATGCATGTCGCAATAGCCAATTTATTGCTGAGAATGGTTTTAAATTTGGAATGATTAGTTTGACATTTCCTTTACTATCACTATCACTTTCCACTATCCCCGAATATCCCAAATCACCTTTCATGATCTTGCTAATTTGTTTGGAAATAGAACCTGACGATGTACGTGAGATTGATACTACATGATTATAAAATGCATGTTCCGATACACATGTAAACTGATATGCTTGTAGCGCATCTTTGACCTTACCGAAAGTTGGGATTTCCGATATGTAAAATGTTTTCTTAATCTTTGTTGTATCTTTAGATCCTCTATCCCGCTTGTAGAATGTTATCTCTACCTTCTCTTGCCCAGAGATTCGGAATTCTTCAAACAAGTTGATCGTGTCTCGCACTTCTATAGTAGCTACCAAAGAATATGTGTAAATGCTTTCTGTGATAGTTGTTTGTGTCACGAACGCTTTAATGTCCGCAGTCTTTCCATACGCATTCGTTAGAACGATACTACTAATTCTAAATGCTGACGGAAACCCACTTTCTGCGGTATTTTCGTTCTGACTATTATTATTAATCATCTGTTAATCAACTCTTGATATGCATCGGCGAATTCAAAAATCTTAGACTCTCTGACAATTCGAATCTTCGATCTTTGATCATTAAGGTCTTGCTCATACTCACGGTATGTGATTAAGTCCAACTGAATAGGTGGAGTTCCGCCAGATATATACAAAGCATTATGTACAATTCTACCGGCAGCATCTTCCCAGTGGTGTGGAGCTAATTGTCTCTCAAATACTTCATACGATGTCACAAAATCTTGAGAAGTGTCGCCACGAATAATTTCGTTCTTTTGAAAAACTCCAGATATATTTGTCAGTACCATTTGCTGAGTCGTAGCATCTTTGGCAGATAATGTCGCCGAGGCACCACTCAAGAAACCTACGACTCGTTCCCCGACGGTAAATCTGTCGGCCAAACTATTTTCAATTGAAGTTAGTAACCCATCGCCATCATATACATATTTCGGTCTGCATGTAACTACGACTCCTGGATATTCCTCTGCCATATATTTTTCAAACTCATCTGAACTCAACGGCCAAGAGGACAATCCTGTACGAAGATGTTCGTTAACAATAAAGAACGTCCAGTAATATTCCGGAGTGCCATACAACTTCTGAGAAACTACGTCTGGTCGATCTCCCTCTTGAATCTCATAATACGTGTATAACGATAGCTCGTCGGTAAATTGTTCCTTTGGTTTAACGAACCTGAATAGGTCGATGATTCGTGTCTGAACTCCGTTTCCTAAGAAATCGTAATCTGTTTTTGGGAAGTTTCTAAAGAATGACATTATATTCTATCCTAAATTAATATGCATCACGATGATATTCACGATACATCGATTCCAGATCGTTGCGTGTAAGCGCCTTGGTCTCTTGGAACCCCAATGTCAATGATACGTCTAATGGAGCGCCATCGGAATAGAATGAGTTCCCACTTGCATTATATACTGTAGATATGTTCATAAGAAAACAATTGTAGATCGGTGAGTAATATCTATTGTAGTCTGTTGATTTTGCCGATAAAACACTAATTTTAAATTCAGATGGGTATTTCAAAACAAGTGTGTTTCCTGCTGGATATGCGTTATATTGTAAACGCTTAACCAACTCTCTAATATCATTACTCTCTTTTGCACTTTGCGCCACCAATTTAAATTCCAATGAGTATGAACGAGTATTAGAACCTGAGAACGTTGTCCTCTGGTTTGGGTTTAAGAGAGTCCGTTTGTTATATAGAATAGCGTCAGAAATAGCATCTGTCGCTGAAGTTCCAATGCCACCAGATTTACTTGCGATCTGAGCAAGAACTGCTGCCTTAGTCGTAGTGTCACCTATTCCGCTTGCAGCTGCTTTAGCATTCTCGATCGCTGCTGGTATACCATTACTTAACGCATCCTGTGCGATAGATCCAAGTTGGTTCATATTAGTTGAACCATACGCCAAATTATCAGCCATAGGCAACCCCACCGGAATCGGTAAAGTAGCGGTAACTGGAAAATCTAAATTCTCACCAACTGTCTCTATGATCATTCTATTATAGTTCTCGATCTCACCAGGAATACGAATTATCATATTCGGTTTGACCTTCTTGCCATTGGAAGCAGAAGATGAATATACGTTTGGATTAGCCATTGGTTTCTCTTATAAATAGTTATTAGGTGAACAACTCTTATTAGTATTTATATGGCATATTCGGGCAGATATCCAGTCGCCAACCCACAAAAGTATGATGGGGACTCAACTAAGGTATATTACAGAT